CCCCAGCAGCCTGTTGGCTTTGTGCCAACACGATCTGTGAACCTTCTGCGACCATCTTGGAGATCTGAACTTCCATCTCTTTCGGAATTGTGTCGTCCGGCGCTGGCAACGGTGTGCCAATCGCATCTTGAACTTGACGGCGGTACAAAAACCCAAGGTGTTCAGCAATATGCGCCTGTAGTGCAGCCATCATTACTGACGCCTGGGGATTTTGTCCGACTAACTGCGCGACCGCTGGGTCGTTAATCATATTCATGTGTGTCGTGATATGCGCCTGATGATCCTGATACATAAACGCTTTCAACGGCTTCATCTTCAGCGCGTTCATGTTTTCTGTGATCGGATCCTTCGGTTTCTCATCATCTTCCATAGGCACAAGCTTGGCAGCGTTGCGTATTCCCAACACTTCTAACATCTGGCGATGCAGGGCAGGCATGTCGTAAATCTGCGGTGCTGTCTGTGACAGCTGGATCACTGCCTGATACTGCACAACCCTTTGAGACATTGTGGCTGCGTTCGGATCAGACACAGGGATGATCTCCACCATGTCGTAATCAGAACGTTTGGCTTTGCGAACCCCAGTCTGTGGTTCGTAATCATAATCATCGTCCGTGTAGTCACGGATAATGTTAGACAAAAGCTGCAGCTCGTGTTTGAACGCGTAATGAACCCGAGCCTGTACTGCCGACATCACCTTAAGCATGCGCTCCAGAAGCGCAAGAGTCGTGCCAACTGGCGCCTGAGCGCTCATGTCGGAAATCTTCATATCTGCCGTAGCAGCAAACCGACGGCCTTCTTCTACAATTGTTCCCAGTAACTGATATAGCGTAGCGCTGGGTTCTTTGTAGGGGAGGGGCAAAATGTTATCCCGCAGTGCACCAGAGCCAATATCCACATCTCTAAACTCCCCTGGTGCGATGGGGGTGTCATCGCCTTTGATCCGTAGCCCTCTGGCTTTTAACCCTCCTGGCAGATTGGAAAGCGTACCAGCATCCACCAACTGCCTCATTATCGACGTAGCTGACTTGGCAAACCCGCCAATCAGGTGGAAAAGCCCAAAGCCATAGAACCCAAACCCAGGGATGTACACGTAGTGCACAAAGTGATCCCGACGTTGTTTTGTGTCGTCGTCTTCGTAGTAGTTACGGCGTACGGCTAGTACCTCGCCTGTGCCTTCTACAACCGTGACCACATAAGGGATGGCTATGCCTGTGGGCTTGCCGTCTTCCTTGTCTTCGTACCCCGGCAAGTCTAAGTTGACGTGTGCTTCATACAGTATGTAGCGGTCGTCGTTGTTTGACGACATACCACTTTCTTTATCTTTTTTCTCCTGCAGTTCGTTTTTAGTTCGTGACGGCTCACCCAAATCTACATCTAAATAAAACCCCGCTACCTGTAGTTTGCGTATCTCGTTTTTGGTCTTGTACATACGGTGCGTTACCCGCTCCGCAGTCTCCATACTGACCGTACCGTAGGCCACAATGATGTCTTCGGCTGGAACAAACACAGAAGTCTGGCGCTCCAGAGACGGATCAAAGTACACCTTTTTAAACGCCGACCCCGTAGCAGGCAGGTTCCACAGCATCCGCTCGTGCTCCATACGAAACTCTGGCATGCGTTCTGTCAGTTCGTAGTTCATGTCTTCTTTGACCCGAGCCGCAGCTTCTTCCTTCTCCCGTGTATCTTTGCCGAGGATCTTTGTCTTTACCGGCCCCTGGGCAGGGAACGTCTCCATTATGGTTTCACTTTGGAACCGCACCACGGCTTCTGTAATCATGGGGTGGAACACACCACAGGCGCCGTCCCAGGGTTCTGTACGCTCTTCGTACTTCAGGCCCAACAGAATTAGCCCTTCTTTGTAGGTTTTCTCCCAGTCTTTTCGGGAATCTAAGTCGTTGCGAATATCTTGGAGTAGATCACCACCCAAAGAATCTAGTTCTGCTGGCTCAATATCTTCTGCCAAATTAGCGTAAAAATCGGACTCGCCTTCTGGTTTAATTAAAATCTCTAAACCACCAGCTTCAATCTTTACCGACTCTGGATCTTCAATTTCAATTTCAATCTCTGGCTCGCCTAAAGTATCTTCGACATCTTCTACGATGCCACGCGGGGCTTGATACAGTGATTTTTCAATAGACATATTGGTTCCTAGTAGTACGCCGCCCTGCGGCTTTTAAAGAATCTTGGCTCATCAGCCTCGTCACTGGGCAGTGTAATAAACCCACCATTTCTAAAGCGTAACAGGGCCTGGGTCATGGTGTCTACGTAGTCATCATGCTCACCAACAGGAAACGCCACAATTTCTTCAATCACATCCCGTGCCCACCGCGTATCCGGCGCCCACACCGACCCGCTTGCAAAAAGGTCTGAAACTGCGTTAACCCTGGCTATCTTATCGTTGCCCCGGCTTGGCGTAAACTCATCTACCGGTATGCCCATCCTACGCAATTCTTGAATCAATGGTGCGCCTGCGGCTTTTTTTTCTACTAAGAACGCATCTGGGTTCCATTCTTTCCATTGCTTAAACGCCACCTCTTTTAACTCTGGAAACTCCATCCGGTCTTTAAACGCGTCCAACAGTATAAGGCTGGGCCTGCTGCTCTCTTCTTCGTTATACCACACTCCCCAGGTTGTGCAGGCTGTGTAGTCAGCGGTTGTCTTGGCCTCGTGCGCCGTATCCCAAGACTGAATAATGAACTCGCACGAAGGTGGATCTTCTGGTTCCCAGATTCTCCAGTGTTGTCTTTTGATAAACGCAGCCGAGTCTAAGGTCGGCTGCTGCATGTACTGGGCGTTCCAATACCGTGGGTCCATCGCCATTTTTTTGGCTTTTAGCTGGTCCAAGGGCCACTGCTCAGGCCAGAGCGACTTCTCGCGCTCGGTGTTTTCAAACATTATGGCTGGCAGCTCCACAATTTCCCAGGGTTCTGCCTCTGGGTTTCTCGCCTGAAACGCAAGCAGCCGCCCAGTTAAGTCCACCAATGACCATCTGGTCATCACAACGATGATGCGCCCCCCAGGCATTAAGCGCTGCAACGGCCCTGTTTGGAACCACGACCATGCATTATCAAATGTCGCCCTACTGTTGGCCTTTATATCTTGTTCAGAATGTGGATCGTCAATGACAAATAAATCAGCACCACGACCAGCCAACGCTCCCCCCACGCCCACTGCGTAATACTGACCACCAGCCGACGTAGACCACTTGCCTGCTGCTTTTTGATCATCTGCCACGACTGTGCCGGAAAATATGGTTCTGTATTCATCGGACTCAATCAAATTACGCACTCTTCTACCGAAATCTTCTGACAACCCAGCGGTGTGCGTTGCCATAATAATCTTCTGATCTGGGTACTGCCCTAAAAACCACGACGGAAACAAATAAGAGGCAAACTCTGACTTCCCCATACGTGGCGCAATATTGATAATTACCCGTTTTTTAGTGCCTGCTGCCACATCGGCGAAGATTTTCGCCAACTGCCTGTGGTGCGCCCCTTCTTTAAACCCCGGATAGATCTCTTTGGCAAACTCGATCATGTTTGTCCGGGCGTTTTTTAACCGCAGCCTGTGCTCCTGCTCCTCAAGCTCTTCTAAGAACTCCATTTTTTGCTTCGGCGTCATGCTTGCCAGCAGCGCCTGCAGCTCTTGATCACTGGTTCTGTTCATCTTCTTGGACAGAAATGTCTTCGACTTCTGTGGCGTCCACTTCTATCGTGCGGTTTAAGGCTGCAAGCTTTTCTTTGATCTTGGCGTCCAGCTCTGCATCCGACATCTCGCTCTTTTTCACCTCAAACCGCTCCGTAAACAACCCCACTTCTGTGACCTTACCCAGCAACTCCAGTGCTTTTAACCGGATACGAGCATCTGGGTGGTCTGTTTCTTCCACAATTTTCGCCACCGCCATTCCCCGCAGCTCACGGGCGTGGTCAACAAATGACCAGTCGTAGATGGTCAACATTCCAACCAGCTTTTGAATCGCCGGGGGTAGCGTAATCTGTGTCAGTGCATCTTTGGCGCGGGTGGGATCCGCAGTCAGGGCGTGGAACGCGTCTCTTGCTTGGGTTTCTTGGGCCTGAGCCACCAGCGTTTCATCGTCTTTGGCTCCCAGTTCTGTGAGCCAGTCTGTCGTGTTGATCTGTGCGTCAAGCAAAGTGTTGGCGTCCACCTTTTTTAAAGGCGTAAACCCTTCCATGGGTGCTTTTAACACCTCTGGCTCGTACTCAGCATTTACCAAATGATCTAACACGCGGGTCGTTCCTCCCGTAAGCAGAGCTTGTGCTCAGTGGGCAGAAGTGTATACTCGCTTGTGAAGCCTTGCAAGGGGCTTCCATGTGTAGTTCTCCTTCAGGGGAATCCTCCCTCCCCTCTTGGCCCCCGTTGAGCGCAAGCTCCGGGGGCATTTTTTATTTGTTGATGTATAAAGTTTGACAATGCTTGTTTAAATTTTTAAAAATATTTTGTAGGGGTGGTGTGTTGGGGGGATTTGATAAAGATTTTACAACTGTGAAGTGTGGGAGTGGAATAGTGTTTCTCCCTCCGCCCACTACGCCGCAAAATTTTGGGGGGCCACCCCACGGTGGGGTCAGCAAAACCGCAAAATGGCTCGACAGCAGGCAAGCCAAACTACCTATTATGTTATAATGTAAGTGTCGATTGGGTAGTCCAGTCGGCCTGTCCAGCCAGTTCGCTGGTTTGGGACAACCTGTCCCAAAGATCTTAAGGAGAACTACTTATGTCGAACGCTACTATTGTTTCGTTGTACGCAACCTTGGTACAAACCTCTTTGGAGCTTGACAAAGGAGTGGCTAAGAGTCTACGCGGGGGCTTTCTCGCGGGTTCACTCATTGCAGAACTTGCAGAGGTTCACGCCGACAAGTACGGGGCTTTCTTTGTCCTGCAGGAGTCTGGCTGGAAGTTCTACACCAGTGAGGAGGCCATATCCGCCAATAAGCACGAGGGCGCACAGAGGCAGTGGAATCGGTGCATTGCCAAGTTCCACGATATCAAGAAAGACGCTCGCGGGGGTTCACGCACCAAGGCCGAACCCAAGGCCGAATGGCAGAAGCTCGGTGACGCCGCTCTCAAGCTGTCCAAGGCTGACCTTCAGCGCTTCCTGAAGTATATCGGTCGCGCTTAATTTTGGGACAGCTTGTCCCAAACCCCACGGGCGCTTCGGCGCCCTTTTTTTTTTTTCTCAAGGAGAACACCATGTCAAAGACCCGCAAAGACCAACGCCAGCACACACCCAAGACCACGCCCAAGCCACGCCACCACGCAGGCGAGCTACGCTTCAAGCGCGAGCAATCCCAAACCCGCGAGTGGAAGTCAGGCCTTGAACTACGCCTTGGAAAGGACGCTTAATCTTTGGGACAGCTTGTCCCAAAACCTTACGCATAACTTCTTTGTAGTAACTAGGGTAAAAACAGGTCGTGTCCAGCACTTCCCACTTTTGGCGCGTAGTGGACACGACATGGACACCCCCGAACCCGCGCCAGTGCTAGCGCTGTCCACTTTGAGGCACATCTATAATAATATATTTATATTTATATTATTATTATTATAGGGGGCTAGACAAGTGGACACTCTTTTTTCTTTTTTGGCCTTCTTTGTTCTTTCCCTTTGCCCTTTCTTTTTTTTGGTATGATACCTGTGACGCACCCGCTCGCAAGCGTCTTCCACTAACCTTTGAGGAGAGTCCACTTCATGTCCACTTGGAAATTTTTACTGGACACTTCCGACCCCGATACACCCATGATTACGCACTTGCTTTGCCTTCAAAGCCAGACGGGGCGTGGTGTTCAAGCTGTCTGCAATTAAAATCTTTGAGCCATTTCAAACGCCTTGCGTCTTTGGCTCAGACTCGCGCTTGGCTACACAACCCTCTCGCTCAACGCCGACTTCAGTACGAAGGCAAGGAGTGCAACGACTGTCACGACGCCAAAACCAAGCGCCCTGAAGATCTAACCCGTGAGCAAATGCGTCGCCGACTGCGTGCCGAGGGTGTGCACGACTTCGTTGTTGAGGTCAAGATCGCCAAACGAAAACAGCGTGCCACCACTACTCACAAAGAAGTTATCCGTAAGACAAGGCGCAAGCTGTTCGCCGATGACTACGCCCGAATACAAAACGAACTGATGAAACTGTCCAAGCGTGTGGATCGTGCGCATGGTATGACTGAGTTAGCCATAACGAATTTACGGGAAGACATACGCAAGGCCAGATACATCATCAGCGTGCTGAAACAGAAGGGCAAGAAACCGCCCAAAGATTGGCGCCAGATGCTGGCCTCTGACTACAAGATGTGAGAAAGATTTTGGGACACCATGTCCCAAACCGTTGTGGGTGCGGCACACCCACGCACTACGCACTAATGAAGGAGAGTCACCATGTTAAAACCAGAGCAGTGTGTGCTGTTACGCGCAGTAAAAACAAAACCTTTTGAAGGTAAACAATCTTTGGGACAACCTGTCCCAAAAGCCAGTGATGGCAAGCAAGAGTGGGCGCGGTTCAAGTCCGAGTGTGTCGTTCTTAGAAAGAAGGGGGTGTGAGATGAAAGCGTATTACGAAATCGAGTTCAATAACTGCGAGAACTGGGTGTGGGGCGACGCAATACCGTTGAAGGTGGGCTTCATCTTTGAGGCCGATAGCGAACACGCCGCGCGTGTCAAGGCCCATGTCTTAGTCAACAAGATCGGCGAAGACTGTGACTGGGTGCTTTCAAGTGTGAAACAAAAAGAACCAACTAAGAAGGAGGTGTAACCATGGGTCAGCTATTTTTTATCTTTTATTTCATCGTGCTCACCATCTGCGGTGGGCTGATTCTTTTAAACGTGGGGGTGTGAGATGAGAGACACGATTGTGTGTGACCTAGATGGCACGCTCGCTAACTGCGAGCACAGGGTTCATCATGTCCGTGATAAGCCCAAGAACTGGAACGCCTTCTATGCAGGCGTGCGTGAAGATAAAGTCAACGATCCAGTGCTGTTCATATTGGATACATTTCTCAATAGCAAACCAACCACATTCAATGTCATCTTCTGTTCAGGTAGACCTGAGCGATGCAGAGAGGACACGATATGGTGGCTACGAGAGGAATGTCGTTTGTGGCATCCGCCTGTCATGCAACTGCTCATGCGCAAGGACGGCGACTACCGAGCCGACTACATCGTTAAGCAAGAGATTCTTGACGCCCACATAGACAAAGACCGCGTGTTGTTTGTGCTCGATGACAGACAGCAGGTTGTTGATATGTGGCGTAAGAATGGAATGACCTGCTTGCAGGTTGCTGAAGGTAACTTTTAAAAGGAGATTGATATGAAACTTTACGAAATCGAAATGACACGCACATCGTTTGTCACGGTGGTCATTGAAGCAGAGAACACAACAGAGGCTGAGTACAAAGCCTTTGAAGAGGTAACACACGGTGACTACGGTGTTCGTGATGGCGCTGATTGGCAAATTGAATCCATGAAGGAGGTGAAAGAATGAAAACATACGAAATCTGTGTGGTGAGTAAAGAGTACCGCTATGTAACTGTCGAAGCAGAAACCGAGGCAGGTGCCATTGACCAAGCCTGGGACTGGGTAGCGCGTGGACTTACCAGCGACACAAAACCGCAAGACTACGACACTGAAGTTTATTTAGAAGGAGAAGTGGAGGTGCCAGATGGTCTCAATTAACTCAGTTCAAAGGCGTAGAAGAATTCGCCGTATGCGTGAGACGCGTGCGGTGTTCGTAGATGTGCTTGGGATACTGGGCTTTATGTTCGCCTTGTTTCTTGGGTACATCATTTTAATGATGTTGGTGCAGTAACTTAACTATAAGGAGATTACATCATGGATATTATGTCCAAGATTCAAAGCAAAGAATCTTTGCTACAAGTGTTGCATACCCATGCAATCGACCCCACCAACCCCATCAACTTCATGCCAGTGCTTAAACTGACTGACTTGGCTAATTCGACTGGCGCACCAGGCCGATGCCTTCTCATCAACGAGTTACACAGAGACGCGTCTGCGTTTGATGCAGAACCCACGCCCATCGACCCGCAACAG